CTAGATGCAAATCCATTCCATCCACTAATACCACTAGCTAAGGTAATATCTGTACTGAAGTTTCCAGAATCGTCAGTTGCTACGATACCAGTTGCAGCAAAATTGAGTATATTCCGTCTTGTGACAGGAGTGCCATTATTTTCCACTTCCACATAGGCTTGAATAGGTTCCGTACCTGTAGTAAACCCATATACAGTAGTGCCCCCGTTATCAGTGAGGAAAGTAAAGATATCAACTGCATTCGCTGCCGTATTTAATGTCGGAGTTGAGCCACTAGCCCAAGTCACGGCTGCGGGCCAAGTGACGGTCCTGCTGCCTGTACCATCCTGTCTCAATATCACGATGAATGTAGTGGTGTTGCTAGCAGGAATATTGCTAAAGCTGAGCGTACAGTTCGCTGTCAAAGTAATATCAAAGATATCACTAAGCGCTTTATTGATCGTGTAGGAGCTACCACTACTAGACGCCGTAGTGGTAACATCCGAAGACGTGAAGTTGACCAAATTGCCAGTCATTGTTCCACCGGCAGTGGGCAAGTAGATATCGTTGACTGAATTTTGGGTCGCCATGCTTCATCCTATGCGTAAGTGATATTGCCTGTGCTGCTGAGTACTTGGAATGTGGTATTGGCCACAGTGCAAAGCACGCGAATCGAATCGCCTTTCATGGTAGATGCTAAAGATCCGGTAACACCAGTCGTAGTCGCCACATCACCAAATTGAATCGATTGTCCAGCAGCTTGAGTTACAGTCCATCCACCAGCAGTGGTACCAGTACTGATTTCGAAGATAGTGCCATAGGCAGCTGTAGTTGGCAATGCAAAAGCTACAGGTGAAGCATTGCTAGCTGTGTATCCATTACTTGGAGCAATAGTTTGAGTGGTTCCTGTGACATCAGTCCATGTTTCTCCAGTGACAGTAGCAGCAATCGTAATGGTTCCTGCTCCATTTGTGATGCTGATGCCGGTACCTGCTGTGAGAGTAGCCTGCGCAGGATCAGCCCCTGTACTACCGATAAGCAATTGACCGTTACTGAGAGTTTTAGATACAACTGCCGAAGTTCCTTCACCAACCAGGATACCATGAGCAGTTAAGCTCGTAGCACCAGTGCCACCATTAGCAACGCTAACGGGAGCTGTGATGTCAAAGTTAAGCGAGCCAGCACCCGTGGTGATAGTTAAAGTACTTCCGCTGCTAGTAGGTGCTGCCGAAACTGGGTTTGCGCCTGTGGAACCGATCCACAACTGACCATTGGTCAAACTATTGGTATTAATACTATTATTTGTTGCCATTATATCCCTCTTATCCCTATACGACTGTTATATTACCATTTGAATCCGCTACCACGAATGTGGTATTCGCATTCACTGCTACTATGTCCAAACAATCGGTGACTTCAGTCGATGTTAAATGTCCCGAAGTTCCGAGTGTTGTACTTGTATTGCCCCATGCGATAGATTGACTAGATGCCTGATCAATAGTCCAACCACCAGCGTAGCCGACGATGCGTACTTCCGCGCCAGCCGCAAATGCAAGTGGCAGTGTCAGGGTAATTTGACTCACAGCGTTAACGATGTAACCAGTATTTGGTGTCATCAAGGTACTGCTAGTGACGACAACCCAACTAAATCCACCACCACCTGTTGCGGGCTGGAAAGTAGGAGCAGAGCCGGCTCCATTTGATGTCAGAACATATCCGGCAGTGGAAGAGGCTATAGCGGTTACATTGTTTGATCCGTCCGTAGCAAGAGCAGAATTTGCCGTTAGCATTGGAAGATTCAAGACGCCAGCGTTATTCAATTGGAATAACAGGATAGATTCTGTGTAATCATACATCTGGAAAGAAGACGTATTCAGACCAAAAGTGGTTTGAACACCACCCGTTCCACCGCCTGTAGAATTATTACCATTGAGATAGATAGCCCCACCAGAAGTAGCCATACCGCCACCATAAATCTGGATCCAACTATCATTCAATCCGCCGTCTGTACGGAATATCGTTGCGCCACCACCAGGATTACCGGATAACTCGATGTGCTGTCCATGGCCATGGGACCCTGAGGGATCGCTCGTTATTTTAAGAACGGTTTCTGCTGTCAAGAGACTAGAGGGCTGGGTGAGGGCTAGTGTGTAGTTGGCATCATTCCAATTGAAATTGGCATTATCTTGCGTGATGATCGTACCATTCGAGTATAGTACCGATCCCGCGGAAAACGGCCCGAGCACGCCAGTAGCAATAATATCGCCTAACTCTGTATCAATACCCTGCAGGTTGCCCTCAACGTAGATACTGGTAGCCGTGTAATTGATGGGAGTATAATTGGCACTAATGTTAGAAGCTGTGCCACTAACAAAATGCGTACCATTCCCCACAATGGCAGTTCCTAGAGTTGGAGTTAACCCAGCGATATCATCCAGCGTCATGGCAAATGTAACATTAGTGCGAGCACTGCCAGGATCATCGGTGACAACTGCAGCGGCACCAACAAAATTTAATGTACTTTCTTGAGGCAGATTAGATCCATTCTCTTGGATGGTAGTGTAACCACCACCTCCGCCACCGCCACCAGTAATGATTTTGATATCTGCCATTAGATTATCTGAGCCGTTACATTAAGGTTAGTAGAGCCGCCAGCATTGGAAAGAACACAACGAATAAGATCACCGTAAACCACATTTTCCAAAGTAACCTGACCATCTTGGGTGAAGGACATAACTGCACCGCTGAGATTAAGGATAGGAACCCAGTACGTGTTATCAAATGGCGTAATTGTTTGGAATAATATTGTTGCCCCATCCCACGTTCCCCAAAATTTTAAACATGCTGTTCCCTTCGGGAGCAGAAATGGAAATCCAGCAGAATTAGCGCTTGTTGTTTGGGCCTCAAAGAACGGTATAAATTGAGTATCAACCGTTTGTATGGTCATCTTTGTATCTCCTGTACATTTCGGCGTCTACGGCCTCCGGACCGTAAACATCGTAAGGATTTTTGTCCCTACACTGAATATGCACTATTTCATGATTCAAGGTTGATCCCATCGTCACAAACAGTCCCTCTTCCCTCGCAATATCTGCAAGTATGTTCTTTCTCAAGGCAACATCTTCCGTCGCAAATGGATCAGCTGGTTTAACAACTACATCCAATGCTTCGCCCCAGTTGTGCCAATCGAACCCAGGCTTTTCCTTGGGATTCCAATCTGTCAAAGTACGTCCTGTCGCGGCAGAACTGAGTACCTCTGACAAAAATGGGCTTCCCGCCATCTCCAACTCTATAACTGCCGACATAATAGCTGAATCGGAATTTATAGATCTCCATCTCTCGGCATGATCAAATAGATTGATAAAGCCTCGATACGGATTGATATTTAAACCATTCTCTAAAGCTTTCACCCGAACCTTGCTGTAGGCCACGAGGAAATCTTCATCTAACTGGCTTAAATCTACCATCGTTTACCCTAGCTCAGAACTACATACGACACGCTAGAAGTATCAGCACCCGACCCAGAATGAATTACAAATCCAGTCCCGGGAGTGATGACATAACCTAGAGCATTCGGCGTAGCATTTGCTTCGGTAAGCATCACAACACTACCAGCTGCAATAGCAGGTAAAGCAACAGTGGCCGTTCCAGCCGCAAGCGTTACAGTTCCAATTCCTAAAACTGTAGCGCCGCCAAGAAATAGTGTGCTGATCTCAGAAATCAGAGCCTCGAAAGGAGACCATTGATTTAGACCGTTAGCACCAAAACGTTGAATTACGAATTTATCAGTTGGCAGAAGAGCAGCTGTAGACACTCCTTCCGCACGCACAACACCCATTTGAGGCATAATAGAATCTCCTATAAAGATTCTAAATTGTAGCAAACAAAAACATGTAATGCATCAACTTTCGATTCTATTATGCCTGTTATTTTTCAATTACTGATTATTTAGGGCGCGTCTTTGCAATTCAGCTTCTAACTCTTCTCTGGAAAACTCCGGCTGCGGCGATGACGCTTGTTCAGGATTTGTATAAGCGTGCTCGAATTTATCGATGTCTTGCTTAAGTTCGGGATGGGTTTGTTTTATTTGTTTCATGGATTCACTTACAAAGCTCTTCTGCTTCCCTAGGTCTCTGATCTTAGATGCTCTGTAGATAGAATTTATAAAAGATGGCGCGCCTATTAGTCTGGCAGGAATATTACCAGCAACAAGACCAGCAAGCAAACCTGGAAGCCCACCATATTGAGCTCCGAGCACCCCTGCCGCGCCTTCCGTCAGGAATCTTCCTGGACCCTCCCCTACACCAGCTAATTCGATAAACTTATCCTGAGAAGCTTTTGGCAGACCGGACAATACTATTTTTTGAGCATTTGGTTCTAATCCATTGAAGCTACGGAAAAAGTTCTCCGTGATAAATTCATTCTGATTATTCTTTCCAAGTTCATTTATCATCGTAGCACTGAGTTGCGCTCTATGGTCGGGCGCTAAATGCTTCATTGCAACTTCCATTTTATCTGCATCTGCCCGCTTCACATCAGACAAGACAGACTTAAATGCGCCGGTTGGAGTTTCCTCCTTGATAAGCATATTAAAAATATCCCGGTCTCTTGAACTCAGGCTTGAATAAAATTCGTTCGCCTTTGACAAAGCTTCATACCCTTTAGGATTGGTGGATTTGAGATTATCCTTAATCTCGCGCTCCAATATTCCTTCGATATGCTTGATTCTACCTTGCGCTTTATTGCCCAATTGACCGTGCGTGGTGATCAAATCAGAGAGTTCATCCTTATAGAGCTTTGCCGTTTCATAAGGCAAATGACCATCGTTCTGAAGTATATCTGCCCTAATTCTTCCCAATAACTTCCCAGCGGGAGATTCCCTCAAAAGACTTTCATGTTGAGCGGTCTTTCCTCCCAACGAAGCTTCGATAGTTTTGGATGTTTTGCTTAAAGGGATGCGAGCATTTTCATCGATTAGATTTTCAGCTGCTCCAAACAATTTAGAGGCCTCTTCGCCAGCAATCTCTCTATACTTAGCAGCGCCCTTCTTGATTAGGCCTCCGGCTTGCTCCATTGGGACGGCCTGCTCCAAGTTACCTTCACGATTAAAGAACTCTTTCTCTGCGACACTAGGTCTTTTTAAAGAGACGGATCCAACCTTACCGCCCAGCAACGCACCTCCGAGTGCTCCAAGAGCAGGATGTTCTGGCAATAATTCTTGTCCAGCTTCAGCACCTATTCCGGCACCAGCAAGTGGAGCAAGCTCTCCTACAGTTTGAGGTAAGAAAGCTGGTATAGCCTTCCCAAGTCCTCTGGCTGCTAGACTACCGAGTCCTCCGCCACCTGCAAATTCCACAGCAGATGACGCTGCGCGCTCCCCAAAAGTCTTAGGAGCGAATTTTCCGCCAGAAAGCTTGTCTATCAACTCTTTCGCTTTCTCACTTGGATAAGGATATTGTTCAACTGCAGTTGGAATTTTCTCTCCACGAAGTTTTTCTCCTACATATCTTCCACCTATTGCCCCTATGTTGGAGGCAAGTTGAGGAAGATTAGCAAGTCCAGCAACGCCAGATGCTAAAGCACGACCTACCATCCCGGCACCTCGACCCAGAGTATTGGCAAATCCATCCTGAGACTGACGTCTTTGTAGTTCCTGTAGAAGTTCTTCTTTAGAAAATTCCATTGTTACCTACCATAATTTTGCAGCATGCTTTGAATTTCTTCATTCGATAAATTTTGCAACCCACGCTGAGGAATAGCCTCTTCTGCACCCAATTCATCTGGCTTAAACAACACCACATTCTCAGGATTAACCTGATACTTTTCGGCGAGATTCTTATACTGGGATGATACTTCCTTATAATTTATCACATAAGTTTTGTACTGTCCTTTAGCGCTTTTCACAAAGTCTGCTCGTTGTTCCGGAGTCAGTCTCTGGCCACTCAAAGCCTTATTGTATATATTTCTGATTCTTTCTGGAACACCAGCAGCATTTTCTGCGCTTGCAACTTCACTCTCTCTAACCGTTGAAGGAGGATCTATAAGTTTCATGAAGCCGAATGTGAGAGCAATGTCATTTGCAGCAGAAGGATTTGATGCAGCTTCTTTCACTTTATTATATGCGTGCTTGACGGTTTTGTATTCACCCGATTCTTTAGCCACTTCAGCACGAAGCTCTTTCTCAATCTTTGCAGCTTCAGAAGGCGATACGCCCCCAGCTAATTCATTCATGAGTTGTTGTTGTCTGAGACTCATTGCCTGCTGTTCCAGTCCTAAACCTTGACGCTTCAATCCTATTTCTTCGCCACGGAAACCAAGCTCTTGGTTGCCAGCATGGATATTAAACAACGTGGCTATTTCCTGAGGCTTGAGTCCTGCAGATGCCAGAGCAGATTGCGCAGATTGTGGGTTACTCCAATCGATATTCTGCAATATTTCTGGCAGCTTCTGCTGGAGCATCATTGCTCGTTGTTGCTCAGCCTGCTGATTTTGAAAATCCTGCTGACGACGAGCTTCCTCTTGTTGCTGCTGTTGCAATAATGCCGCCTGTGTCAAGGATTGACCAACACCCGGATTGATCTGTCCAAGCGCAGCAATAAACTGCGGATTGTTAGTTAGACTACCCAATGAGTTACCAAAGTTCTCAAAGAATCCTGCCATGATAATCTCCTATCTATATCCATAAGCTGGGTTAAAACCGCGATTTCCACCAGCAATTCCACCGTAACCGCCGGATAGTCTGCCACCCAGGCCTACGCTTCCTGGAATTTGTGGCTGCACACCATACATGCCTGCGCCGAGGGCCCCTGCTTGTGGAGCGGCTCCCCAAACATTGTTACCAAAAGTACCGCCCATACCGCCGCCTAAGTTCTGAAGTCCGCCCCCACCTTGACCCATGAAATTGCCATAATTGAGTCCTGCTGATCCAAGCGCTTGTAACCCTGCACCCCATCTCGCAGCCGCATTAGGCTTGCCTGCAACTTCACCAGTGGAAGTACCCGAAGAAGTCGGGCTTTCACCTGGAATCATATTGAGCAATGCGCCAAGATTTGCTGTGCGATTTTGAGGCAACGCTGCTTGTAGTTGGGGTTGCAAGTAATTCAAATATTGCTGGTTCTGCTCTTGAATGGCCGTACCGGAGTTGAGCAGGTCCATCAATGATTGGCGTCTTTCACCGATACCTTGCTGGCGGAGTCCCAAAGCACCTTGGAAACCCTCTGCCTGAGCAGCACGTTGCATGTTGTTATAATCATTCTGAAGTTGTCCAAGATAAGTACCGTATGCCGAACTATTCTGGGCTCCAAGATTACCATTATTTTGTGCGCCAGCACTTGCAAGCGCAATATCACGTTGTCTGTTGATACTTTCCAATGTCGGATTAAGTACGTTCTCATTATAGAGATTCTGATAGGGAGCAAGCTCGTTACCAAGCTCTGCAGGATTACCACTGCCGGTTCCAGCGCCCTGAGCCAGTTGTGTCAATGCTTGTATCTGATAAGGGTTGAAATCTTCAATTACCCCAAGTGGCTTTGCTCCACCATTTCCACCAAAAGGGCTGCCATTTTGGTTAAAGTATTGCTGAAGTTGTTGCAAACTTTGAGAGGCAAAAGGACCTGTATCTGCTTGTCCCATAGGAGTAGTTTGGTAAGGACCTTGCGATTGAGCAAGTGATTGAGGTAAGAATTGCTTTAGATAGGCATTCCTTAACTCCTGTGGATAGGTTTGGAAACCACCACGCGACTCACTCTGTGATTGCGCAGGGCGAGCGCCTTTTCTTCCTCCGCCGAAGGCAGATAATGCGGCCCCTCCTGCTAACGCTGCTCCAGCTAATGGTAATGCGGCCATTGGCATATTAGTTTCCTCCGTAAATAAAATTGCTTCCCGCACAAACGAAACCGTGCTTCTTCAGATATCTATCTTTCAATTCTGAATGATTGGCCGTCATATGCCCCATTAAAATCATAACTTTCATTTCGTCCGCGACTTTTTTGACTTCATTGATCAACATATCCGCTATTCCATGTTGCCTATAGTCTGCATCAGTCATTAGAAATTCGTTTCCTAATATCTGAACCTCATTGTTCCAGCCAAAATGATTCCAATTCATTCCAATACATCCAACCATTCTCTGGTCCGATGTTTCGGTCACATATACGATTCCGTTACTTATAATAGATGCTAACCAAATACCACTATAAGAACAAGCTGGAGGGAATCCCCCGACCCTTAACTCATCAAACCAATCGAGTAAAAGAAACATTATCCTTGAGTGATCCAGAACATTGGCTTTCCTGATACTGATTTCCATCTCTTAACCGCTAAAAAGTACTACAAACTATTCTAACCCATTGCAATGCCCCGCCAATGTTAAGCAGGTTATACTGATAGGTTGCAGTTTGAACTATATCATAAAGTTGATCACCAGTCTCTATATCTGAACTTGTGGTTGGAGCATTTCTATCGGTTCTGAGTCTGCCTTGAACGAATGTTGTAGGCAATGTCAGCTCTAGATAATTAAGCTGATCCTCTACGCGTCGAACCCTCTCTTCTCCAACGGATCCACCGGTAACGGCATTCTGATCGGTAAAACGAGACATGGTTACCTCGTTGATGATGGTTTGATTTCTTCGTAACAATTACCCAGCAAGAAGTTTCCATCAATCACATTACTGACAAACTGATATTGACGCTGACGCCCAACCATCATCACATCAACTTTCGTCGTTGTAGGATTAAGGGTATAGGTGGCCTGGAAATTACTGTTCACATTGTGCACTAATGGTGATTGGGCATATAATTTAACATTGGTGTTCAAAGTCATGCCGCCCTTTTGCTTCAAGTCAGGATAGAAGCTGTAAATAACCATAGTGTTATCACCCTCATCTATCTGTGCATAGCAAGTAGTCGCATAGGAAAGCATTGGTGCATATTGATTTTCGGATGGATCCGTTGCAGGATTGTAAGCAGAATTATAATCATTGACTCCAACTTCATGCTGAAATAGACGATCCGAAGATCCATAATTAATGGTGACATTGGGACCACCACTATTTATCACGGAACTGGTGCTAAATGCATGCATCGTGTCCACATTGATCTGCAGATACCCACCCAGAGCAAATAGAACTTTATTGGTCGAGTTAATCTCAGCGCTGCTAAATCCACCAAAGCCTACAGCATTAGTGATGCTTACTGTATCACCTGCATTAATAGTATTCAGTCCGGAGTTTATTCCGATTATTGCCGTGCCGATCGTGATAGCGCTTCCGCCGCCTGTTCCTGAAGAAGTTGCTGCACTTCCAGCGGTGAATGAGATGGATTGGATTGGAGGATCACCATAATCTCCCACCCCATATAGACCGGTACCATAGCCAACTGTACGTGTTACAGAAGTGACAGTACGCTCTCCATTAAGATCAGCAGCTAAAATACCATTGGTATTCGTGGCACCACTGATGAATATCTTGTCGCCAGGGAATAGATATGCTGTGATAGCTACATCTACTACTACATTATCCGAGGTATTGGTCGTAGTAAGAGGATTGGCACCAAGCGTATAAAAGAAAGTACTCAGAGAGTTCGGAATGACCAAAGCATTAGTGATATTGCTTTGTATCAATAATGGGTATTGGCTAACGTTTGTTGGTTCTTCCGCTGCCGTTCTGGACAATGTACCAATCGACCAATGCGACTCTTTGTAGTTATAAATCACATAATTGTTTGGATTAATATCCTGGCCTGCAGGATAAAAAAACCATATCTCATTAAACTCTACATTAGGGAATGTGAAGCAAGTAGAAGAGGCTGCCCAGTTGATATTATCATACACATAACGTTTAACTGTATTATTTGGCAAGATGTTAACCGTGTAGCCATCAAATACATAGAAGTCGCCCTGTCCCATCCAGAACACCGCATCCTCTATCTCAGAGCGCGCCTTTGGGGCTATAATGCCATCCGTAGCGAAAAGCTTCCTTATCAACCAGATCTGAGGCTTATTGATGAATTGCAGGTTATATACTTCGCTTGATGTGAAAACGATATCGTGATTCCGTGCTGAAGCTTGACTGATTAATGGCCCTGCTTGATCCAGCACTGTGACGTAGGAGAAAGTTGAAGGACCAGGAGTCCATTGGTCGTATCCATTATTGCCAAGGAGCACATTGGATTGATCACTGAAGTATAATTGATTAAGTAATCCTTGGCTGCCTAATGTACAGACAGAGTTATTGGACACATAAACCCACTTTACTCCTGTGGGAACGGGACTCCCAGAGATCGCTGTGATCAAGGTGGGTGCAACATCAATATCAAAGTTCGTCCAAATGTAAAGATTTGGATCCGTACTTGCTCCATCGCCTGGCGTTAGAATAAGATTGTTGCCATATTTATCCATAGACCAAATGCGTGGATAAATAACATTGTCTGGATTATTAAATATCTTTGCATCGCCGTAGTCGCCTACACCGTAGTTCCCACCACCATACCCATATCCTATCGATTCTTCCTCAACACCTGCTGGTATTTGGGTCTGAATTGTTGTGCCAGCTCCACCTGCTCCCGTAACAGCCGACGTCGCTATCGTATCCGTTTGGATGGTGAATGTATTCTCATCCACGATGTTAGTGATGATAGTTTCACCATTAATCGACGCAGCGAGGATGCCATCCACATTTCCTGATGCCGCAATCTTAATTCTGTCACCCTTCAGCAGGCCATTAGCAGGATAATTGACATACAAATAACTTGCAGCCCAAGTCATATTGATTGTGTCTTGGCCAGTACCATTCGATGCGATGCCAACATTAATCTGAACAGCAGCATTACTGACAACAGTGACAGGAAATGTTCCATTAATATTGGCCGCCGGAATACCAAAATATGTCCCTGTGACACCACTGATATTAATTAGATCTCCATTTTGGAAGTAATTGGTGATCTCCAAGGTGATGATCGGGCTATGAATAGTGAAATTGACAGGAACATCGACTGCAGAATTGTATTCCGTTGAAAACGCATTTGGTATTGCAATAGGGGTAACGTTCAAAGGTGTGATGTTATAAAATGAATCATTCTGCAAAGGAGAATAGGCATAAAGACGAGTAGTTGTTCCTATAATAGTAATAGGATTGCCCTTCTGATCCCGACAAGAAAATATATTCCGAGCTACGCCCAAAATGGTTTGATTGTTTTGAGAGAAAATGCGTTGCCATCCACCGACCTTGCGTAACTTTCCTTCCTGAAAACGAATCTTATCGCCGTCAGTAAACAAGATAGTATCGAGAGGGGTAGAATCCTCCAAAGGATTGACCCCAGGTATAATGGCCAGCTTAATGCGTTTTCCCAGGGTCGCCATGGCTACCTACTAAAAATGTTCGATGATACGCACCAATCCGGGAGATCCCGATCCACCAGAAGATACAGTTCCACCACTACCACCATTACCATATCCGATCGCGGTCAGTCCTATGCTTCCAGGGGGCTGCGAAGTGATCTGTCCGAATACCGGACTAGCTCCTCCAAATCCGGAAACGGGAGTAGGTAAATTAGCGCTGTAGCCACCGGTGCCGCCTTGTAATAGCAACGGACTCGCCGATATGCCAACAATAACTCCTGTGCCGCCTGCACCACCAGTAGTTCCTGAACCACTACTGCCACCTGTCGCTGTGATGGTGCCACCTGCAGAAGGGGAAAGGACAGTGGATCCACCCGCGCCATTCGGTGCTCCAGCCGCTCCAATGTTAACCGCGATAGATGCGCCAGCTTGTGTGGCGGTTAATTGGCACCAGAAGTAGCCACCACCACCACCACCTGCTCCACCACCACTAAATACAGTTCCACCACCACCACCACCAACACCCTCGACAGTAACATAAGAAATATTGGCACTAGCTGTGTAAGTGCTACTGGAAGTATAGATGAATACATTTGGAGGAGTTGTAGCAGAACCGCTCCCAATAGGAACGTAGGTGTGCGTCACAGGATCGATGCTGCCAATCTGGAGCCACTGCACGCCGTCATAGATATTGTAGATCCAGTCGGTGGAAACAGTAGTATTGATCCAGGTAGAACCGGCCGTCAAAATCGGCGCCGTTGGTGCTGTATTGCCGATGTTATTGGTGAAAGAGGCAAGCAATTGTGTATCTTGTGCACTCAAGTTACCATTTAACTGAGTTCCCCACACATTCGCATCAATAGATGAGTTTGGTACGGGTAATGTCCATGAAAAATTAGGCGTAGATGTAGGCATATTACATACTCAAATTATTGATGGTGGAACGTTGGGAGTTGCGTAACCGTAACTGGCTAAGAGCAACACCCGCTTTTTCAAATTCACTGGCCGCGAGTTCTGGAGATTGTAAACTGTCCCTATAGAAAATCCCGCGCGCCTTATATCTCGTAACATCCTGGGTAAAATCACCCAACCAGATGCTGGTATCATTCTCATTTACTGGGTAGGCATCTCGGTAGTAGTAATACATCTCCAATATATAATTTCCCGTATTTGTCCACGGATGAAGATATAGATTATTACCGAATATTGCCCATACGGCTGGTGTACCTTGATCCGATCCAAACCGACGGAAGTTCTTCAAGTCATAGAATGTTCTTTCCTCAAATCCGCTCGATGCAGTAACGATCGTGTATGAGTTATAATCCTGTGGAAAAACTGGCGGATTTGGAAGAGGAGGAACCGGACCAATCAACAGGATTAATTCCAGTACACTGATGAAATCAGCAGGTAATGGAACATGGTCCGTGAAAGCCGGAACATCGATATAAACCAACTCTGTATTGATAAATAGTTGTTCAATCTCGAGCTCTTTAATGGCGCTCACAATGGCATTCTGAACCTGCGTGGAAAAGCTGGCATCACGATACGTTTCTGCCAGAATCTGCGTTGTCATTTGACCAAATGTAAGCGCCATAAAGTACTATCCTATACGTTACCTTGGCAGAGATAGTCTACTTCAAGGTAGACAGTTCCTGTAGCTGCAGCGGTCGCGAGGCCAGCAGTCACAGTAAGTACCATGTTGTAGTAACCATTGTTCGAACCAACGGTGTTCTCGTTATCAGCATACATATAACCAACACCACGGGTCTGCACACCATTGGTGAATGCAGGAGCGGTATTAGCAAATACATGCACTTGACCAGCTGAACCGCCGCCAACATTACCGAGGCTAGCGCCAGTGATAAAGCGGAAAGCAGCTGGAGCATCCAGTTGATTATCACCTAATTCGAATGTACCGGTAGGGGTAGCATTCGTATCAAGGGGAGCGAAGTAAACCAGTGTTGAGAGAATCACAATCCCATCAGGAGGAATGAAATTCGTAGCAACAATGGTGTCACCATTAGCCAAAGCACCAGTCAATTCGAAATACGCACCAACACGGAATGTGTGACCGGGTACAACAGGAGACTGAGCTTGGAGATTTGTGAAGTTATAAACAGTCATGTTTCATCTCCTAAGAAGTTTGAGCGACATAAGTAGGCAGAACGATAACACCATGGTCGGTGCCATTGAACTGGATCTTCTTAATGCCCCAGATTGCGTTGATTGCGATACGGCGAGTCTGAGCAATATCAATGACATCTTCCCTTATGATGAATCCAGGCACAATTTCTTTACCATCAGAGAATCCGCGGCCTAGAGCCATAACAGCAGCATCACGACCACAGAAAATCGCACGGCGTGTATTGGCAAGAACCAGGTTGGTTCCAGAGTCAACACCATTTGGAATTTTGTCCGTTTTGAAGATTTCGGTTTGCGAGTAAACCATCGAACGCGCAATGCCACCATCTGTTTTACCAGCAGCGATCAAGTTACCGAAGATATCACGGTACTGAATAGGAGCCGAAGTATCTTGAAGTAGCGATTGCCATTGGCGCGTATGAACGTACATATGGTATTTTACACCATCACGCTCAGAGATCGGGCGAATGTAAGGACGAACGGTTTCTGCTTCAGCTTCGAGCTCATCGATATGGATGAATTTCAGCGTCGCAGTAGGATCAGCATTTACTGCTTGATCGCTTGTCAAACCATTTGGATAGTAAACACGGTTAGCACTAGGAGCAAGTACAGTGTTCAAACCTTGAAGGGTTTGTTTTTGTACGCCGGTATAAGTGTAACCATCATAAACGAAGCTGTTAGGGTTAAAGCCAGCAAGCTGATAAAGAACCGAAACCACACCACGTTGTGCCAACCAATCCATGGATACTTTGTAAGTATCTTCAGGAAGATCGTACAGAACCCGTTGTTGCGAGATCGTCATTGTGTTTGGAATCTCGATTGGGTAACGCAGTTGGTTAATAAACAGATCTTCAGTGAAGTATGTAAGCGCATTACCTTGACCGGTAGCAGCTTGATCACCAATAAGACCAGGACCAGTCTGACGTAGCAAGAAGCTAATACGAACACTGTCACCAGCCATGTTTTGGAGTTTTTCTTGTTTGGAAACGATTCCTGCTTCCATCATCGATGCGAGCAGCCCTGTATCTGTGACGAAGTCTTTATATATCCGGTTGGACCATAATTTGACTGTCTGTAGATCAGAGCTGGCGAATTGGGTAATTGCCATAATAGACCTCAAAAAGTTAAAAACAAACGATCCGGGAAATCCGGAAGGTTAAGTCAGTTCCTTTAAGCGGCCTTTTACCGTGAGGCACACGACGGCTTTTAACGTGATCCACACGGGTGCTTTGGTTTTTACCGTGAACC